GAAGCATCAATTGATATTCCTCTTTTATTAACTATTAAATTGTATATTGTACGAGAAGTGTCTTCTGTATTATATATCTTTTCACCAACAAAAAGATATTCTTCTTCAGACATATCTAATTTTGAAATATTGATAGCATCATTAGTAATTTCATCTTTTTGTAATCCTATTGCTACTGAATCAATTTGAACAATAGGAATAGAGGTTTGAGTGTCGGTGGAACTCATTAATAAAGGTATTCTATTTAAAAGAAATATACTATTAATATTTATATATAATTCTTTATGTATAAAGATAAAAAATGATAGAATATTTAATAGTATTTTTCAATATACAATATGAAACGCATTGAAAATATTCACAATAAAACGAAAGATGTATATATTGAGAATCAACCTTATAATGATAAAAATATATTGCTATCTGATGATAATTTAACAAAACTATTTAATGATAATGGTTTATCTGGTGTTAAATTCAAAAATATTAGTTTATACCGTGTTGCTTTTGTTCATAAATCATATTGTACGATGAAAAATACAGACTTTAATAAAAGCAATGCTAATTGTCCAAATAATTGTTTGCCATTACAAGATATGTCATATGAAAGATTAGAGTTTTTAGGTGATTCTTTATTGGGCATGATTGTAGCCAATTATCTATATTGTAGATTTCCCGATCAAAACGAAGGTTTTTTATCAAAAATAAGAACCAAAATAGTTAATGGAAAAATGCTTGGATATTTATCTGATAAAATAGGGTTTCCTATGTTTGCCATAATCTCAAAGCAAGTAGAAGAATCGGGTGGTCGTAAAAATTATAAAATTATGGAAGATATTTTTGAAGCATTTATAGGAGCGTTATTTTTAGACTTTCAAACAGAAACAGATATAGTATCCCTACCAAATGATATTAAATTATCACCAACGACAGGAGCAGGATATTTTATAGTTGAAAGTTGGTTGATTTATATTATAGAAAATTATATAGACTTTTGTGAATTGATTAGGATTAAAAATAATTACAAAGATATGCTTGTATCGCATATGCATAATTATCTACAAGATTCCCCTCAATTTAAAGAGATTAATGTTACATCAAGAGATAATGCTCGTATATTTACATATTGTGTTAAAGATAGAAATGGAACAATTATTTCAACGTCTACTGGTTGTAATAAAAAAGAAGCAGAGAATAATGCTGCTAAAGAAGCATTGTTATATTATAGAGTAGATATACAAGAATATAATTCTAATATATAAACAAAAAAAGAATAAAATATATATTTATATCACTAAAAATGCAAGATATTAAAATAACACATTTGGTATTGTCAGGTGGTGGAATGCGAGGTGTTATGTTTATAGGCGCTTTAAGACTTTTATATTTTGAGAATTTACATAAAAATATAACACATATATCAGCAAATTCTATAGGTGCTTTTATAGGATTAATGATATCTTTTAAATTAACAATCGAAGAAATGGAAAAAATATTATACGATATGAAAGACGACGATACTTTATGTTTTATTCCAATAAAAAACTATATTCGCTTTATAACAGAATATGGCTTTTTTTCAATAGAACTTTTTATGAGTCATTTAATAAAATTAATTAATAAGAAATATCCAGATATGGGAGATGATATAACATTCAAGGATCTTTCAAAAAGATTTGGTATAAACTTATATATATCTACAACAAATATAAATAGATGTGAAAATCGTATTTTTTCAATAGACTATACACCAGATAATTCTGTTTTTAGAGCATGTGAGGCGTCAATGTCGGTTCCATTATTATTTAAACCTATTAAAATAAACGATGAATATTATTATGATGGAGCATTAACAAATAACTTTCCAATTAAGATATTTTCAGGTGTTCCAAAAGAAAATATATTAGGTATGATATTATATTCAGCGAATAAAGAAATCAAAGATGATGTAATAAAGAATAAGAAAATAAATATTTTTTTTATTTTAAAACAATTGTTTAATATTTTTGATATTTTAAGAACACAACAAGTTTTATTAAAACAGATAAATTCTTCGGAAATAGATAATTATTATATGCCAAGTATTATAACAAATCAAAAAACATTAAACTTTAAAATTAATAAAATGGGTGTTAAAATGATATTAACAACAAGCCAGATTGAAAATATGATATTTGCTGGTTATGATAGTATGTCAAAATTTATAGATAAGCGAAGAAGTCTTGTAAAAGAAGAATATGATAAAAGATTAGAATATGCAGATATTAAATAATGTAAATATAATATAAGTAGTTATACTATAATTTAATGAATAATAATGTAGAACCATATATATTTATTTTAGATTTAGATGGTACAATAATAGGCGATTGTAGATATCAGTGCGATATATATAATATACAAGAAATAATAAAAAAAAATAGTTATCAAAAGCTTTTGAAAAATAATACATTATGTGAAAAAAGTTTATGCGATAGTTATAATAGTGATTCCCTTTTAATAAGACCATTTTTTAATAAATTTATGTTGGAAATAAAAAAACAATACCCTAATAGTTTTATATATATATACACAGCATCAGAAAAGTTATGGGCACATAAAGAAATTAGCATTATAGAAAAGCAAAATAATATTAAATTTAATAGACCATTATTCACAAGAAATAATTGTATAATAGACAAAAATGGTGTATATAAGAAGTCTATTGTAAAAATATTACCATTAATTTTAAAGTCTATGAAAATGCCAAAAACTTATGATATTTCAAAAAAACTTCTTATAATAGATAATAACGATACATTCATAGATTATACTGACAACTTATTAATATGCCCAACATATAATTATATAAAATATAATGATCTATGGGATAATATTCCAGAAGAATATCTGGAAAATGAACTATTGAAAATTTTTATTTCATCTTTAATATCTTTAAAAAAAATACATAATATTCGTAGTAAAAAAAGTGAAGTTCAAGATAGAGTACATAAATGGTTATATAAAAAATATAAAAAAATTAATAAATATAATTATAAATATAGAAATGATACTTTTTGGAAGGATTTGATAATACATATTAAAAATAATAATATTCAAGAATATAATAAAAATACTTTATCCATAATGAAAAAAAGTATAAAGATATAATGATTTATAGTAATATCTTTCTAAAAATGATTTATATAAGTTTTGATATTGGTGTTAAAAATTTAGCATTATGTGTATTAAAAAAAACAGATGTTATAACAATTATAGATTGGCGAATAATCACATTAGCAGAGAGTAAAAAAGAAATTAAAGGAATAGATGATATATCAGAGAGAATATATATTGAAATGGATAACATTATAGGTGATTTAAAATTAAGAGGCATAGATGTTATAGATTATGTTTTAATAGAAAATCAACCATCCAATTTAAATGGAATTATGAAAACAATTCAACATATAATTTATTGTTATTTTAGTTTAATAAAATATTGGGATAAAGACGTTAAAAATGTAATACTCGTAAATGCTTCATTAAAGACTAAAACACACGATTACAAACCAGAAATACAAAATACAATTGAAAGTCCTAAAAATGCGAAAGGATTTCGGAAAGATAAATATAAAATTAATAAAAAACTAAGTATTGATATATGCTCTAATTATATTAAAGATAATGATGTATTGTCAAGTATTTTCGCTGAAAATAAAAAGAAAGATGATTTGAGCGACGCGTGTCTTCAGGCAGTTGCATATATTAGAACAAATATCAAAGACGAGGCATTAGACAAGTATAATGTATTATATAATTAAATTTTTTTTTCAATATATATTATGCGTTTTTATATATGTATTAAAATTATTATAATATATAAACAATTGATAGCCAATTAAATATATAATATGTCCAATATATCAAATCTTAATAATAGAAATGACGATTTAATCGAGTTAAATAAAAAGAGTTTTTCTACTAATTCTTTTAATTTTGATATACCAAATAAGCAAAATAGAGTACAACAAAATAACTTTATAGACGATGATGTTTTATTTAATAAAAGCAAAATAAGTTCCGATGTTATGTCTATGTCTTCTAGATCTTCGTCGCGAGCTAGTTCTATATCCGGAAATGGAGATAGAGAAAAATATATGAATAATAAATCAAGACATGAATATAAAAAAAAACAATCTAAACATGATGATACTGCGAGTAGTCAATCAAGTAGCGGTAGTAGTAGAAGCAGTAAAAGCAGTGTTTCTAGTAAAGAAAATGAAAGTAATGACGGTAGTTTTGAAAGCGATGAACAAGACGAAAGCGTAAAGTCTTATAGTGGAAGCGAGGGGAGTAAAATAATTAAAAAAAGAAATTTAAGCCCAAAAGAAATAATTAAAAATGAAATAAATGAAAAAAAAGAGATACTATATCAATTAGATAGATTGGAATCAAAGGGATTTAAGGTTCCTTTTAAGTTTAATATGAACTCCGACTTTGATGAGATGAAGTCTGAATACAATCGTATAATTCGCGAGAAAGAGTTAGATGGAAGTGTAAGATTTCAACAAAAGATGCTAATGGCTTTTATCTCAGGAACTGAATATATGAATAGTAGATATGATCCTTTTACAATTAAATTAGATGGATGGTCTGAACAAGTTAATGAAAATATAAATGATTATGACGATATTTTTGAAGAATTGCATTGTAAGTATAAATCAACCGGTAAAAAAATGGCACCAGAACTTCGTTTGTTTATTTCTTTATCTGGAAGTGCGTTTATGTTTCATTTGACAAGTCGTATGTTTAAAGAACAACCTATGCCTGATGTTGAAAATGTACTTAAATCAGATCCTGAATTAATGAAACAATTTCAAA